TATAGTTACCGAAGTGGGGTTGGCTGCTATGCCTTGCATCGCCTGCACATACTTTAAAGCACTTTGACTACCGTCAAATATACTATCCTCTGGGTGAGGTATACGTGGTCCTTCTGCTGCTTCTACTAGATATTCGTTATAACTTTTCATTTTAATTTTGTCATCACTGATTTGAACCAGGCTGGAGTACCTACCATTGCAGTTTCTGGCAGTCTCAATAAACCTTTGGCTACATCTTGTCTAGCTTGTGCAAGTTTACCTTCTCGATCTGGATCTGTGGCCAGTGCTGCCATAATATTTTTAACACTGTCTAAATCTCGTTCTTTGGCTCCAGGATTTAATAAAATTTTAGCTACTTCTTTGCGTGTTCTGCCTACTACTTGATTTGTATCTCTTTGCATTAGCTTTCCACCAAACGCATCAAATTTTAAATTTTTGAATTTGGCTAAACTGTTTAATAAAATAAAGACTTCACTACCTTTAAAATCGGGGTCATCATAAGCCCCACGCGGACCATGTTGATGCCAAGGAGCGACCACAGCAGCATCATGTATGACCATTACATCTACCTGAGCTAATCCAGATTTATTTTGTGCTGTACGATAAGGAATTCCTATATGCACATTGCGTCCTATAACTACGCTTTGTATTCCCTGTTCCTCAAAATACCGCTTAAGCATTTGTTTGGCATCTTTTACAGGATCTTTAGCTTCTGCAGTTTTGAAAAAGTCAACCACATCCTGTGCTTCAACAAAAATATCAATGTCACCAGATTCTATTTTGTATCCAGCACTACCTATATCAACTTGAGTACCTTTGGCAATAGCAGGTGGTAACAAAGACTTAGCCCTAGCTACCACTTCTTTTATGTCATCTTTTGCCACTGGATTACTACTAGGTATGGCATTACCACCTTCTCTTATTACGTACATTAGGTCATTCCTAGTTCTGTTCTTGCTCGTTGTGCTGCTTTTCTTTGTTTAATGTCACGTTGTTGAGCTAATTTATCAGCCGGGGTCATATTGTATAACGTAGGTCTCTGATTAGCTTTGTTATAAGAAATGTTAAGTTGTTTAATCATCCCAGGATCGTCTATGACTTGATTTGTACGATTGTTTATCCATTGATTCTTAATTACGTTGTAAGCATATGATATACCCTGGTATGGATGCACAGATACCATTCTACTCGGCCCGGCTGAATCCTGTGGTACTATGTCTGGGGCTGCAGGCTTTGGTGCTGGTTTTGGTGGTTCTGGGGCCGGAACAGGTTGATCCGGTTGAGCGTCTAGGTCTGGAAAGTCGTCTTTTTGACCTTGCATTTGCAGATATTCTTGAGTTCTGGCTTTGATATAATTGGCTATGTTTGAATCAAAGAAAGCACCACCTGGTGAAGTAATTTTTGGAACTGGTATACTAGATTTGACATTGGGAAAAGAAAGATTACCATATGACTGTAACACCTTAGACCAATCTGTTACGTTATAATTATTTTCTACTCGTTGTGCATATCCCGCCCAATCTCTCATCAATCTACTAGATATTTTGTTTGCCATAAGTTGATCTTGCCCGGCACGATACGCAGACTTCATGCCTTGCCATCCGCGACGCATTATATCCCATGGACCTTCGTCTATTGTTGTAACTTCATTAACTTTCATCTTTTAACTTTCTTATACCACGAGTAAATTTATTGGTATCTCCACTGCGTATACTATTTAACAAACGTCTTTCAAGTTCACCGGCGGTTTCAATGTCATAATTTTCCTTGATAAACTGTAATAAATTGATGGCACTTTGAATAACATTAGTAGCCCTGGATTCTACGAAATGTTCTCTATCTCGTTTTAATCCAAGACCATCCAGTTCTGCCAATATACTTCTGGTGCGTTTCTGCAAAATCAATCTCCGAGATATTATATTTAGTGGGTAATAAAATAAAATTAGTTAAAAAAGTATGGAACTAAATATGGATACATTATGGTCTTTAAAAGGTTTATCAATTATGGAAAACATCGACGCCCAGTCAGTAGAGAAATTATTTGCCAGGTTTAAAAGAAATTGCCCCGATACACAAGAATATAATCAAAGATTAGCTGAAGAAATCACTCTAATCTTTAATCTAAGGTTCGCTGAGTACTTTCATCAAATATGTGACATCTTAGAATTAACCAATGACATTCCACATATGACTAGAGGTAGCGCAGGCTCAAGCCTGGTCTGCTACCTACTAGGGATCACAGATGTTGATCCCATATTATGGAATATACCACTGGCACGTTTTATTAATCCCTTGCGTGATGATTTGCCAGACGTAGATATTGATTACCCACACTGGGCACAAGAAACAGTAATGAATCGTATATTTGACCGTTGGCCTGGCCGCACTGCTAGAATCAGTAACTATGTTAAATTCAAAACTAAATCTGCAAGACGTGAAGCTGCACGTAGGTTAGGTGCCACTGGCAAACTGCCAAGAAATTTCAGCTATGAAAAACTAGGAGTAGATCCTACCGAAGCAGGTAGAATTGAGCGTAAACTACTCGGACAAAAACGTGCCATCAGTAAACATTGTGGCGGTATACTGGTATTCAAATATAAATTACCTCGCAGTTTAAAAAATGGTGAAAATCAAATACTACTCGACAAGAATGAAATCGAAGACCTAGAGCATCTTAAAGTAGATATATTAGCAAATCGTGGGCTGAGCCAGCTGGTAGAAATTGATCCAAGTCTTGGACTAGAAGACTATCCTGAAACCGATGAAGCAACCTGTCAACTGTTGACCAATGGAGATGTGTTAGGTGTAACACAAGGCGAATCGCCAGCCATGCGTAGACTATTTCGTGCTATAAAACCAAAAAATCGATCAGACTGTGTTTTTGCTACTGCATTGGTACGTCCTGTTGCTACCACCGGTAGACAAAAAGCCAGTTTTTTCCATGATTGGACAGAACAAAAACTATCAGATACCATAGTTTATGAAGACGATGCCATACATAAAATATCAAAGTTAATTGGTTGTGACCAATACCAAGCAGACATGTATCGTCGTGCTTTTGCCAAACGTAACGAAGAACGTGTACTAGAATTCATGGAACTAATAGGCCATAGTGAAAATAAAAAAAATATTATTAACGAACTTTACCAATTAGGCAACTTTGGTCTGTGTCGAGCTCATGCTGTTAATCTCGGTAGATTGATTTGGGCATTGGCTTATCAAAAGGCACATAATCCTGTGAAATTTTGGGAGGCTTGTTTAAAACATTGCCAAGGCAGTTATCGGCGTTGGGTGTATCGTAGAGAGGCATATCGAGCAGGAGTTGACCTCAGAGGTCTAGGATATCATAATGGTATACCATTAGATCCAATTTGGGAATATAAAAAACAAGGATGGTGGGCTACGGACAAATTTTTGCCTAATATGTACTGCATGAATACCTATCAAGATAGATTTGAATTTGTAGGATTAATCGCCAATGGGCGTGTGTTTAAAGGCGAAACTGGCAAATATGTAACATTTCTTACCTTGGGCGTTGGGAATGGACAATATATTGATATCACTGTACGTAAACCTGTTGGTTACAGCGATTTTGATTATGTGGCAGGTAATGGAAGGCTACGTATGAACAACGACAGTTGTTATATAGAATGCTTTGAGATTGATACTTTTAAATTTTAAACAGTTCTATTACTTTTAAGACCAGCCAACATTTCTTTTAACTTGCTGGTAGTAGGTGTCACTGTAATTTGTCCTGGTTGATCCTGGGGTACATTGTCATTGGTAGTAATTGTACTTTTACTTTTGATTTGATCGTAAATTGTACTGGATTGTTTCTTAAATTTATTATACTCACCATCATCTGCTAGATCACGTATACGCAGAGTTTCGATATCAAATTCTAGCTCAACCTTTTGTCCTACACCACTGCTACTACGTGTTTTCATTGCTTGAATTTGATATTTGCCACGTTCACGCATGGCACGACTAGTAAAGATACCAAACACGTTGTCTGCTGTATTAATCTTACTGATACCACCTGCTATATGGCTATGATCAAACTCAACCTCTTCTACGGCTGATCTATTCAACTGCGAAGCAGTAACAAACAATACATTTAATTCTTTAGCTAAGTTTCGTAGTTCTTCTGATACATACTTGTCTTTGACAAATAAATCGTTAGGACTTACTTTAGCTGACACCGGCATGATCAAATCTAAATAATCAACACACAGGAAATCAATCTTGTTCCCAGATTGGATTTGAAGTTCTTTAACATAACTGCGTATATCATTTACATTACTTTGTGCTGGCATATACTTAACTTGCAGTCGTCCAGACTTTTTTCCAACTATACGCAATTTCATGTCTACATTATCAATGTCCTTAAATATTTCTTTACTACTGGTGTCAGTTACCATACTATCAATCCTCATGCTACATAATCCTTCGCTGAGTTCTAATGTAAGATACACACCATTTAATCCAGCTAATACCCAATTCACTGACAAGTTTTGCATGACTAAACTTTTACCAGATCCAGACCCTCCCGCAAAAATTTGTAGTTCTCCTCGGTTGAAACCACCATATAATATTTTGTCTAGGTTGGGCCAACCTGTACTAACTTGACCATTATTGCTTTTTAATAAGATTAATCGTTGTTTGGGATCTGCGAAATAGTCAGTACCCATATCTTTAGTTAAACTAATTTGAACTGCGTCTTTGATTAACTTTTCTACCGGATTATAGTCACCTTTGGCTATCAAATCGGCCGATTTTAATATCGCACGTTCTAATTCCTGTCGGCGAGTAAAATTTTCAAATTCTTCCAAAAACCAATTCAATTGTGATTCGTCTAACTCAACTCTATTTAATTCAGTGGCAGTGACTGCACGTATCTGTTCGTAGGTAGGAACCACTGTATATTTTCTAGTATGATCTGCAATAAATTTTGCAGCTTCACGTACACTACGATCAAAGTTTTCGTGATTAAAGATATTTTGCACTCGCACAAAACTCTGTGCATCAGATAGCATAATTTCTAAAAACAATTTTTGTAAATCAACAGGATAGTCTTTTTCCATATTATTTTAATAATAGTTTACGTTTGATTCCAATTTTTAATCGAGATGATTCTTTGCCCATTAATATACTTTTCAACACAAACAGTTTACCATACTTGACTACTGCTTGATTAATGTCTTTACAGGTTTCTTGCCAAATTGGAAAACTTACCGACCATCCAAAATCTAATGCACTATCAATCAACTTGGCTCCTGCACGATCAGCATCGGGAACTAATATAATTTCTCTGTTGAGATTGTCGATGATATTCATTTGTGTTTCGCTGCATTCATTACCTAATATAGCGATGCCATCAATACTCATAGCATCAAATGGTCCTTCGCAGACAATTGCAAATTTTGCTGTTGGGCTTTGCATGTCGATGTTGTACACATAGTTAGCCTCAATGCTGCTATAGTACTTTGGTTTTACTGCCGGATCCCAACAACGACTGGTATATCCAATTAATTGTCCTTGCCAGGTAAACGGAATAATAATACGACGATTAAGGTTATACTCGGTCCGACTACTTACTAGCAATGGATAACGATCTAAATCGATAGCACGTTGTTTACAATATTCTAAAGCTATGGGATCTGAATCTACTAACTGGCAATCATCTGGCAACGGTCTTGCTTTAAAAGAGATTTTTTCATCTTC